GCCCTCGGGGAATCGCTGGATCTGATCGGTCATCGGACTAGCTCGAAGGCTCGGCGCTTGAGGATCAGCGGGGCGCCGTCCGGCCCCTTCACGTACGGAGCGATCCAGATCTGGTTGTGCGTCTTAGTGCTCGGATACCACTGGTTTCTCCAATGACCGTTCACCATCCAGCGGTGCGACCACTGGACCTCGCGCTCGTCGCCCTCGTACTGGGCGGCGTTCTTGGCGCGGCGGAGCGTGAAGACGACGACCTCCTTGATCTCCTTCCAGGTGGCCTTGGCCCGCTTCCAGGTGGGCCGGGCGACGCGCTCGTGGCGCGGGACCGCGATGGTCTGCTGGCACAGCCGGAAGAAGACCTTGACGTGCGCGAGCATGTCGCGGATCGAGTCGTCCTTCTCGAACACCTCTGACTCCTGGCCGAAGCGCAGAGTGGTGACGTACTCCATGGCGAGGTCCGAGCCGCCGATGCTGATGTCGCTGTAGCGGTTGCCGTCGTCCAGCGGATCACCGTCGCCGCGGTGCGCGTACAGCGTGATGACGACGCCGTCGTACATCTGGCCGTCCAGCGCGACGTCGACGCCGGGCCCCGGCGCCGTCTTGCGCACGGTCGGGTTCCACTGGATCGCCCGGAAGGGCATCTGCAAGCCGCGCGTGTCGGTGACGTACAGCGGCTTGGAGAAGTAGGCGAACCCGTGCGGCGTGATCAGATCGGTCACGACCAGCGGCTCCGGCTTGTAGCTCGTGTGGTCGGCGGCGTAGTCGACCAGCTCGGTGAGGTCGGCGCTGACGTACATCGGATCGCACTCGGTCAGGTACGTCGTGGATGCGTGGACGAGCATGGATGCGTACTCCGGATCGCCCGAGACGATCTCGCCGGTGGTGGCGTCGAACACGCCCGCGCGCCCGAGCGACTCCACGAAGCCGCTCAGGTACTTCCGGCCGTCGAGGGTGCCGAATGACCGCAGCAGCGACGTCTGTGCGTCGAGCGCGGTATCCCACCCTTCGCTTCTGGCTCTACTCATTGGGAATCTGTCTCCTCGGTCGGTGGTGACCCTCACAGCTTAGCACACTCTGTGAGTCACCTGACGGCGTCTTCCCACTCCGGGTCCATCCCGGCGAGCTTCACCACAGCCCACCGAGCGGCCTCGTCCAGCGCCCATGTCCACCGCTCGTTCTCGGGGTCGTACCAGACGCCGACCGGGACGCCGGTCAGCCCCTGCTGGCCGTCGTATTGCCAGATGCGCGCCTTGTCGCACAGCGACTCGGCGACGGGCGGCGTGATCGTGATGTGGACGTCAGGGTCGTGGTAAGTCATCACGCCAGCCCCGCGCTTCGCGCCTGGCGCAGATCGAGGCTCGGGATCCCCGGCTCGACCTTCGGCGGAACGTCGATCCGGCGCTTCGCCAGCCAGTACGCGGCGACCCATAGGAGCAGCCCCGTCCACGCGTCGTGGCGCAGCGGCGGGACCGCCAGGCCGATGAGCGCGTGGATGGCCACCGACGCCACTGTCGCGATCAGCGCCTGCTGGGCGATCCGTCCCGCGCGGCGGCTGCGGTAGAGCGTCGCTGCGCGCTGCTCCTCCGGCGTCAGCCGTCGTGGCGCCGGGCGAGCCGGACGGGACTGGTAGGCGGTGCTGCGCGCAGGACGTCGCCGCCGTGACCCTCGTGTAGCGGCATAGAGCGCGTTATCGACCGGGTGCAGCGCCCGCCGCGCGGACTTGACCGATCGGGGCGTGGCCGCTCGGCGCGCTGTCCTGACCGGATGGGCTGCGCGGCGCACGCTGCGCGGCACGACCGCTCGTGTGATGAACCCCATCAGGCCACCTCGTCCTCTGGCAGCGGCTCTGTCTCGTTCACCGACGCAGTCGGCGACTTCGAGCGACGGGCAGCCTGGTAGGCCAGGTCGGCCGTCGCGAAGCGGTGGCCGTACTTGTAGCGCCACAGCCGGTCGTCGCTGACGTACCACGGGTTCATGGGGCCGAACACGATGCACGCCACCCAGCCGCCGTCCTCGATCCAGTCGCCGTGATTGCTGTGGCGAGTGATGAAGACGGTGCGAGTCTTGTCGCCCTCGTCGGGCCAACTGATTCTCGTGACGAACTCGGTCGCCTCGTCCTTGCGTAGCTCTCTCATGACAGCTCGTCCAGTTGACCGGCGGCGTGTCTCAGTGCTCCGGCTGCCTGCTTGTATCCGCCAGCGGCGACGAGCTTGAGCGCGTCGGAGGTGAGGCTCAGGACGCGGGCCACCATCTGGCTCTCGGCGTCATGCTCGTGCACGCGGTCGGAGATGTTGCTCAGCCGGTCCACGTGGACGCGGGCGATCTCGCCCGGGTTGCAGTCCCACTCGATCCCGACGTAGCCGTCCTCGTAGTCCGCGCGGACGATGGCCTTGTCGCCCTCACGGTCCTCGACCAGATCACCGATCTTCATGCTCCACCTCCTACGGCGTGGGCGAACAGCGCGTCGACGGCAGCGTCGAACGTGTCGCACTCCGCGCTGAAGCCGCCGCCGAAGTGCGTCTCGGCCATCCACTTCTCGCTGTCGGTCATCCACACGGAGCCGATGGGATCGTCGTTGTCGAGCCACACCCCGATGCTTCCGGAGCCGTTCTCGTCCAGCGCCCAGTCGAGGGTGTGACCCTCGATAGTCCGCGCGTTGGAGATGTACCCGGTGCCCATCCGGACGGTGTCGACCGTCGCGGTCACGTCGCCCCAATAGGCGCCGGTGAGATGAGACGCGATGAACGCCTCGATGTTCCGGACGTCCTTGTCGGCTGCGGCCAGATCGCCCTCGTAGCTGAACCGGATCGTCAGCGATGCCTCGTATGGCTTGCGGTCACTCACCGAAGTCCTCCTCGGTGACGCCGCCCTCAGGGTTGACGGTGTATGACGCCGTGGCGAACGACGCGTAGACGTCGGTGCCCTGCGCTGTCAGTAGCACGGGCTCGTGCTGGTGCTTGATCATCAGGGCGCACAGCGCGTCGGCCTGCTGACCTTCGAGTTGAATCTGCATGTGTCCTCCTCGGTCGGATGTCGCACCCATGTCGGTGCACCGAGAAGCGTAGCACACGTCGTGCGCTAGGGCAATCTACTCGTAGCCGTAGTCCTCGCCCTCGAACCCGTTGATCCGGTCCTCGTCGAGCATGTACCCGCCGTCGTCGCGGCCCGCGCTGTACTCCATCGAGTCCTCGCCCAGCTCCGAGCGCTTGAAGCCGAGGTCGGTGATCGTGTCCAGCGCCGTGATCTCCTCCTGATCAACCTGTTGGCGGATCCACCAGCAGTCCGCCGCCACCAGCGCGTACGTGCCCGCCTGCGCCCAGTCGTCGGGCCCGTCGGCGCGGTAGAGCACCGTGACCTTGCCGACGTCGTTCTGCTCGACGGAGCGGACGTTCGCGCACATCTGCTGGACGAAGTCGCTCGGGAGATCCTGCGGCAGCCACTCGCGCTGCGCGCGGATGCGCTCCTGGAGCGCGTCGATGGCCTCGGTCCGGCGCACGCTCGCGCGGCGCTGCATGTCATCGACGGTGAGCACGTCCTTCTGCTGGTCACCGGCGTAGTTGACGATGTACACCCGTCCGGCGAAGCGGTTCGCGAATGCGCGCGCGAGACGCCCCTCGGGCAGGTGGTCAATGGCGGCCATGACCACGCGGTAGCGGTCCATCAGCTTGGCCAGCTCATCGAAGCTCTCGACCAGCCCGAGGTGCAGCACGCGGCCCTGCGTCTCGGACGCCTGCTCGGTGATCCACACGTTCAGCGCGCGGACGCTCGCGACGTCGACGCCCATCATCACCGGGTTCGCGCCCTGGTAGGCGTCCGGCTGGATGTAATCGCGCTGGGCGGCAGCGACCATCGCCGGGGTCAGCCGGGCGCCCTCGGCCTCCCACGGCTCGCCGAGGTCGCGGTTGAAGAAGATCTGGCGCTTGTAGGCCACCTGCTCCTGCGACGCCGTGATCAGCCGCGGGACGATGTCCGGGCTCGGGAGGATCAGCTTGGTGACGTGGTAGCCGCGCACGTGCCGGTCCGGGTGGGTCGCGACCCACTCCCCGATGGCGACGTCGAGTGGCTTGCGGCACACGCGGCACACCCGGATGGCGCGCTCCAGGTCGATGTTCTCCGCCCAGGTGACCGCCTGCCATTCGCCGCAGGCCTCGCACTTGACCAGCCACTCGCGTTGGTCGGTCTTCTTGTACTCCTTGTGGATGCCGTGCTCGGAGATGGTCGGGAAGCCGACGCGGCGGATCAGCCCGAGCGAGTCCTGGCCGCCGACGCGGCGCTCGGCGATCGGGATGTGCGCCTGGACGAGGAGGTCGTGCTCGTCGAGCGCGAGCGCGTCGGCGTCGATGGACTCAAGCCCGGCCTCGGCCTCGGAGCCACGGAAGTAGCAGATGCCGAGCCCCACGCTCTTGAGCGTCTTGTTCATCACCGACGCCGGGGGCACGCGGGTCCGGAGGTACTCACCCAAGATAAGCGGCTTGATCCGGCCGTCTGAGAAGTCGAGAAGCTGGCGCTCGCGGGGGAAGATGTAGAGGACGCGGGCGGCGTGCATGTCGGCCCAGCACAGCGCCCAGCGCACCAGCCAGGCGGACATGCCGAGCTGCGTGGCCTTCATCACGACGACCTCCTTGTCATCGAAGCCCTGCTCGTACAGCTCCTTCTGGAACGGCCAGCGCGCGAAGTTGAGCGGGCCCTTGCTCTCGGGCACCTTCATCGCCCAGTCGAGGAAGCTCGCGCGCCGCTGCTCCTGCGCGTCGATGTCGGATTGCAGCGCGTCGAGGAACGCGTCGGTGACGCTCAGCCCGAAGTGCTCGCGGGGGTCAAGCTTCAGCGGCACGCCGGTCCAGGCTCTCCAGGTGGAAGACGCAGTAGGGCTCGCGCGGCTCGGCGGTCTCCGTGCAGCCGGGCATGTCGCACCGGCGCTTCGGTAGGCGGCGCCCGGTGCGCAGCCGGGCGCGCGGGGTCGCAGCTATCTCGTCGCGGTAGTGCGCCAGGATGTCGCGGTGGAACTCGCAGAAGCGCGAGCCCTCAGCCCTGTCCGTTGGACAGTTGGGGCTGCTGCAACGCATCGGCCTTCAGGGTTTCGAGGATTGAGCGCTTCATCTCCGGCGTGGCGCCCTGCTCGGTGAGGACGGTCACGAGTCGCACGGCCAGGGTCTGAACGTCAAGCTCCAACCGTAGGGTGCCGAGGTCGTGGGGCAGGATGCCGGTGGCCTGCATCAGCTCGGCGGTGCGCGTGAGCGCGTTGAGCTGGGCGTTGATGGCGGCGATCTTGACCGTGTCGGTGCCGGACGCGTCAGCGACCTCAGCGAGCTGCTCGGTCCAGCTTTCCAGGCGGTCGAGCATCGAGTGGACGATGGCGATGGGGTCGCGGCCCTGGTAGGTCGACTGGTTCTGCTCGCGCCAGCCGGTGTAGATCCGCTTGCACCAGGCCTGCGTCAGCCCGTACTTCTCGGCCAGGTACGGCCAGCTCTGGCCGCGCAGCCGGTCACGGATCAGCTCGGCGTCACGCTCCTCGCGCTCGGCCTCGGTCATGCCCTCCTTGCGCCCGTGCTTGCGCTCCTCACGGTCGGTCATGTCCTCTATCGAGCGCTCGTCACCCTCCACGCGCCACAGCGTATCGCCGGGCCCGCGTAAGAAAGTCAGGCGAGTTCTCGGTCTGTATGTCAGGAAGCGTCGCGGCGGCGCGACTACAGAGCCAAGACCCGACCGAGAGGAGCGCCATGAGCGCCACCACCACCCAGCCCATGATGCTGTTCATCAACGACCAGGACGCGCAGGTTCTCCAGGACGCCCTGACCCTGTTCGCCACGGAGTGCGACCGGACCGGCGATCCGTGCAATGAGGCGACGCACGCCGACGGGCTGTGGGAGAAGCTCGAAGCGCTCAAGCAGCTCGGGCAGGAGGAAGCTCGCGAGGTGCTGAAGATGATCGGCCTGGGCCGGTACCGTGGCCGACCGCAGGGCTAGAACCGCGTCGCCAGGAACGACTGGCGCCTGGCGTCGCGGTCACGCTCGCGCTTCTTGCTCTCGTCGGTCAGGTCGATGCCGAGCCCGCACCGGCGGCAGAGGCCGCGCGGCGCGTCGTGGCCATGCTGCTCGCAGACAAGCGCCGCGGCCTGCGCCAGCGGCATCCCGCTCTCGCGCAGCGCCATGTAGTGGCTGAGCGCCAGGTACTGGTCGACGGCGAGTTCGTCGTAGCCCCGGAAGTCCGGGATCTTCGCTCGCATCTCGGCCTGGTAGTCACGCGGTTCCTGGCCCTCATCGGAAGCCTCATCCGAAGTGGCAAAACCGGAACTTTCCCTGCTATTCACACCCTCGACTGGCTCAGGCTCGCTCCGCACAGTGAGCACTCCTTCAGCTCGCGCCCGCGCGGGTCGCGCGTGGCATGGACGAGACCGCAGTCGGGGCAGTCGGTGTACAGGTAGCCCGCGAAGTCGAAGCCGGGACGGCCAGCCCGTCGGTCTCGGCGGCGGTAGAGCAGTCGTCCGGCGCCGGGGTCACGGAACACGCGCGGCCGGTTCATCCGCTCGGGCGACCCTTCGATCCAGAGCCAGGGGGCGTCTACCGGGGCCGGGATCTCCCCTCCGCACCAGGGCCCGCCATGAAGCTCCCCGGTCAGAACGGCTCGACCACCTCGACCTTCATCTTCTTCGTGACCTCCTCGCGCGTCCGGATCGCGCCGTCGCCCCAGTTACGGGTCGGCACGGCACGCCATACGCCCTCGCGGTCCCCTGCGACCTCACCAGCCGCGCCGGTGCGCGTCGTGGCGGAAGCGGTGCCGACTTCGACCCAGGCGACGACGATGCTGTCGTCCTTCGGGTCCTTCAGCTCCCGCTGTTCCAGCACCAGGTACTCGGTAGCCTGCGTCACGCGCTCCTTGGCTACGGCCATGTCGTCCTCCTCGGGTCGGGTTGCACCCGCAAGACTACGGTTCCTGGCGGATGCGCTCTAGTCTGCGACGGGCTCGCGCCCGCGACGGCGGTTGGCCTCGACCCAGTCGTGCATCTTCAGGATGTCTCTGCGATGCCAGACCGGGGTGGCCTTGAGTTCGCTGGCGGTCGGCGGCATGACGCCCCGTTTGATCCAGCGACCGATGCGCGGTCGCTCGACGCCCAGGATGTCCGCCGCCTCGGCAGTCCCGACAATGTCGAGCTGCTTGACGGGCCGCCACCTCGGCGCCCGCACTTGGCCATTCTCGTCGCTCATGGTTCGCCCTCGATCATTTAGGTCGAGAGTAGCACACGTCGTAGGTCTACGCACAGT